ATCAGGATGGATGCCTGGCTATGACATCAATCCACAAACTGGTATGGGTGAACTTACTCATGTAGGTACTGACCCAAACTATCACAATAAATATGATGAGATACTTAAAGACTGGGGATTTGACCCTAAGAAGTATGAGATTGTAGGCACAGTTCGTGCATCATCATGGAATACACAGTTAAAAGGTGGTCAAGTAGAAACATTCTTTGCTTTTAAAGGCATTGTAAAGCAGAAAGTACCAGGTCACGACAAGTATTTCCAAGAATTATTTAAACAAGCTAAGAAGAAAGCACCAGTTAAGACTAAATATAGTGGTGGCGATACAGCCTTTATGTTTTTTATGGCTGACTGGCAGCTAGGTAAGAAAGATTATGGCGTTGAGAATACCCTTAAACGCTACGAGGTTGCCCTACAAGATGCAGTAAACAGGATTAAGGAACTGCGTAAGGCAGGTGTTGCTATCAATGAGATATATATGGTAGGACTTGGTGATTTAACAGAGAATTGTTATGGATTCTATGACTCTCAGCCACATAATATAGAACTTACTTTGATAGAGCAGTACGCATTAGCAAGAAGTCTTATTATGAAAACAATAGATACCTTTCTACCACTTGCTGACAAGCTAGTACTAGCAGGTGTACCAGGTAATCATGGTGAGATGTCAAGGTCTGCTAAAGGACAAGTCACAACTAATAGATTAGATAACTCTGATACTATGCACTTACAGATATGTGAAGAGATAATGAAAGCTAACCCTGCAAGATACAAGAAGGTAAAGGTAGAAATACCTACTGGTTTTCATCAAGTATTAGATGTTAAAGGTGTAAAGGTTGGTATAACACATGGTCACATGAGTGGTGGTGGTGGTAACGCAGAAGCTAAGATAGAATCTTGGTGGAAAGGTCAGATGTATGGATTCTTACCAGCTGGTGAGTGTGAGATTCTAGTTACAGGTCATTATCATCACTTCAGAGCTAAGCAACAGGGAGATAGAACTTGGTTTCAGTCACCATCATTAGATAAGAGTATAGATTTTACTGCTCGGTCTGGTATGTGGTCACATCCTGGTGTCTTAACATTCACAGTAAACAAAAAAGGTTGGGATAACCTAAGAATCGTATAGTTTGTGTGGTACATAGTGCCACTCATAAAAATACTCCCCTTAAAACGAATCCTAAGAGGAGTAAATGCTCAATGTTTATAGGCTTTTTAGCTGAAAATAATCTGGTCCATCATGAAACTTTTTTAGTGTAGATTCAGGTAATTTTTTAAGCAAACTATCTATCGTAATAAAATCTGGTTCTTTTCCTTGTATACATACAACAATAAAATAGTTTGTTGCATAGTTCTCACACATCAAAGATTCAAATAAGATGTAATGTTTTAAGTCATTAAGTTTTATTTTGTAACTTGATTTAATTTCACAAAAGAAATGTTCTTTGTCATTGTATACAAAGTAATCAGGAAAAGATTTTATTAAAGGATTCATCTTACCCCATTGTGGTATAGGACTAGACTTAAAATCTGGAGTATCATTTAAATGCAATCTTCTAAACTTTATATCTCTGCTCTTACAATAAGATTCAAATATATCTTCAGCAAAATCTATATAGTTACCTGCTCTTTCCTCGTACCCTAACTCATTATGCTTTCCTGTTTCACTAATAATTTTCTCTGTCATTACTCCTCCTCTAAGTTGTACATGGTGTACTTAACTGTAAGCTCTGTACCTGCTTCTATATCTTGCAATGTATAAAGATGTCGTGTCATATTACCTTGTATCTCACAGTTAGGTCTGTCGTTATGATTAATAAAACCACCAAGTGGTGTACGCAGTAAGTTGTTCGGCTCTCCATACCATTTAGCATGAGTCATTCCTATAACTTCATAAGCAGGTATATCTTTAATTGCAAATAGACCTAAACCCTCTATCTTGCTTGGTTGTATGGTCAAGTAATCAGGTAAAGGTCTATACATTATTCTTCCTCTTGTGTTACTTCTTCATTAGTAATAGTCATAGGATATAGGGGTAGGATTGCAGCAATCTCTTGCTTACCATCTGCTTTATTAAATATAATTGTTTTAAAGCTACCTCTTTTTTCTAATTCTGCTAGTAGTTCTAGCATATTTACCTTTGATAGGTCTGTCATCTTATCTCCTTTTTATTATTTGTTTTTTAACTGTATCAGTTTCACAAGGTAGTCCATCTATGTGATGTCTATACTTCTCATTACATACCATGCACTGCTCGTACCTGTTATAGTCAAACTCTACTATTGCCATAAGTGATTGCAAGTTTAGTGCAACCTGTCTAGCTTTCTTATCTATCTCCTTAAAAGATGTCATCTTGTTGTTCTTTATATACTTTCTGCTCATCTAATGTACTAATCAAAGCGTTGCAAGTAGCCCAAGTCCAAGCGTGTGGATTGCTATCACTTGTTAGCTTGTATCGTGTTGCACAAAAAACATTACCCTCGTTGTCGTAGTAAGTTTGTGTATTTGATTTGCATAAGTAAGGTGCTTTGTGGGTAGTGTCATACCCAGCAGGGATGTCAAAATTGTAATCAGGGAATCTTTTTTTAATTCTCTCTACTAATTTTTTTAAACCCTCGCTGCTACCTATTTCTTCTAAAGCCATTTCTCAAATGGGAAGTCATCTCCACCTATCCACCAACCTTTACCACAACCATCTTTGTCTGCACCATAGTTGTCACAGGCAAAGTCTGGTATCTTAGCAAACTTAGGGTCACTATTCTTTTTCTCTCTGTTATCTACAACAGTATCAAACTTGTTACATGATGACTCTGGACATTGCATTTTAGTATCGCTGATGTCTGTAGTAACTGCACTTAATAACTCTGCGTTGTTATTCATTGAGTCGCCAAAGAAACTAAGAAAGGTTTTCATCTCATCATCTGACCAATCATCTACCTCTTTACTCATGCCTTCTTCAACGCATTTGTCATAAGATGTTTTCTTTAACTCACTTCTTATCTGCTTATCGGGACACATTCCCTCTAAAATATCATTGAGTTGGTCTGATACAGAATCTTCTTCTGCACCTATCTCTACAGCAAAGTCTTGCTTAGCTTTGTTCAATGCTTCTTGTTCTTCTTTCTCAATAACAATGTCTTTAACTCTACCTGTTTTTTGTATAGGTTGTGTTGTATCTTCCATATAGAAGTCATCAGTTCCCGACCATAGCTCAACGCCAAGCCCTGCTCTCATAGAAGCTCTCTTAAATGCGTCACTCTCTGCAAGTTTAAGACACTCTCCTGTCGTTGCTCTCGCTAACGCAGGTGCTTCAACATCTCCTGCACCTTGATAAACTTTACCATCAATAGTTAACTTACCAATAGCACCTATGACTTTGTCATTAATAATAATAGGCTCAAACTCCCATTCATAGTCAACATCACAGTCGCGTAGTCGTTCAACATAGACTGCATGGTTTACAAATTTTCCGAACTTACCTTTGGGTGGGTCTTGTACTACTTCCTTTGGAAATGGTGCAAGTAATTTTTTCTTAGTTTCTTTATTCATTATTCCTCCTTAACTGTTGTACCAATTTAAAAAATCAGCTCTGTGTACTGTATTTTTTGTAGCATGACCACCTTTAAAATGACCTTTCTTTTTGGATTTCATAGCTCTCCTTAATTGTCGTGAGCCGATAGTCATATTTTGTTTGTTTATATTTTTGTTTATAAACATATCTTCTGCTGATGTTAATAAATCATCAGGTTTATTGCTATTTTTCTTTGGATTTAAAGTGTTGTCACTCATTTATTCCTCCTCGTTTGTTGTATCAAGTATGCGATATACTCTCTGTCTTGTTATTCCTAATAGCTCTCCAATCTTTATGATGGATAGACCACTATTAAAACCTAGTGCTACTAATACTTTTCTTTGTTTAGTAAGCATATCAACTTCTGATTGTGCTGAATGTAGTAATCCTTTGATGTCCTTTAATCTATTTTGTAGATTCTTTGTGTTCAGTTCATCAAATATTTGTTCAACTTCTTTAATATCTTGCATTGCTTTCTCCTCTCTCGTATCTGTTAACTCGTATTATATTCCTTATCTCTGACAATAAATCTACTATTGCACTTAAAAATATATACAGTAATAAAGAACTTCCGATTGCGATTATAAATAAGCCAATGAATTGGCTATACCATGTAGTCATTTCCTCTCCTCTTGTTTTTGTTTACTTAACTTATTGTTTCAACTATGGGTTTTACTATGAACGCTGACATAGTGTTAGGGTCTTTAAGTTCTCTAACTTTACTTTGTGCCTGTTCAAGAGTGTCAAATTCATACTCCATTTGACCACCATAAATTGAGATACTAATAACTTTGTAACTCATTTGACTTCTTTCGTTATCTATTGTCATGTTACCACCTATTGAATCATAAGTCATCATTATTATTCTGTTCCCTCTCTCGCTATGTCATCTAGCAATTCAGCTTTCTCTAACTCTTTGTGCAAAGATTGTAGGTACTTGTGATGTTGCTTAATAACATATCGTTGCTCATCATATCTTGTGTATCGTGTATCAGTCCATGAACTTATGCTTCTTTTCTTTTCTGTGTTTATTCTGTTCAACTCATCTTGTAATCTATCGGATAAGAAATCCAACATCTCATAAGAATCTATATATCCTTTAAATAATCTTGCCATTATTCCTCCTTGTTATCTATTTGTTTGTTGCAAAATTCACATAGTATTGCATTCCAATTCATGTGACCTAACTCTAAACATTGGTTACAATGTGGGCACCATAATTTATATATCATGTCCCAATCGTTATACAATACCTGCATTATTCTTCCTCCTCAAACAGTTCTCTGTCACTGTCATCAATCAGTAGAAGTTCCTCTACATGATTTTTGACTGCATTTAAATCAACATCATCAAACTTGTTTTGCAAAACCCATTGCAAGTCGTTCATGTATGTATGTTGGTCATCTTGATAAGCCATTTTTAAGTAGTAAGTCATAAGGCTTTTGTTTTGTTTCTCAAACATTTCCTCCACTACTTTAGTCGTTACATCTTGTCGTGGCTCATAGTATCCTGTATCTCTACACATTATTTAATCTCCTTGTTTATTTCCTCTAATCTTAAATCAGTCAACATCTTGTAAACTAATTCCTTATCTTGTTTAAAGTCCTTGTTGTTAAACTTTATCCAATATGTTTTTGTCATGTTCTCTCCTTTGTTAATACCAGTATACATAGTATACAAGTATTGTCAACTAATAAACAGAAAAACCCCCTAGGGCAATAAGGGGGCTCTCTGTCGTACTGTATAACAAAGGGAGTTATACTGTTTCTGTTTCTTCTTCTTTTATTTCTTCTAGGACTTCATCAATTAATCTAGTGACTTCATCTAGTCCATTATTCTCAAAGATAGTTAGACATTTTCCGAATAAAGTTAGTTCAATATAACCATACTTAGAAAAATCAACTGAATCCATACCATAATCATTGTGTGCTATAGATACAAAATCTGCCCAACAACTATGGTCATTTAAAGACCAGTCGTAAAGCTCTCTTAAATATTTTTTTTCGTACATTGTTTTATTCTCCCTTTCTTAACAGTTCTCCTAAATTAAATATAGTAACAAAAATATGATTTTTGCAATCATCCCAATTGTCTTTTATACCTAATTCAATTTCCTGTACTGTGTCCCAATAAATATTCGTTTCGTTGTAATCTTCGTTAAAATGTTTCAATTCAACATCATAAACATGTTTCATTACTTTTTTTATTAATTGGTCTTTTGTTGTACTCATTGTCTTAATCTCCCTTTGTTTATTGAATCTATCTAAGATTCCTACAAGGCACTCAATGAATGCCCTGCGAGAATGTTAGACTGTTTCTTTTCTAACTACTTCCATTTTTAAACCTCGGTTTAATCCTTGTAAGTAATTATA